GGATAAAAAATAATGATTGGCAATAATGTGAAGTGGATGGATGAATACGGGGATATCAATTCTGGTGAAGTCCTTGATATTTCATCTGATAAGTTTGATGATGTTAAGTATGAGGGTGCGTATATGATGAACTATATAATGGGGCCTATGTATTGGTCTAAGAAAACTAAGTCGTATCGCCCAGTAAAGGACAAGGATATGGATTCCATGTTTTTTGAAATCAAAGGCGAAGTGTATAACAATTTTATTACAATGAATGAGGTAATGGTATGAAAGTAAATAATTTAACTGCTGAACAACAAGTAGAGATTGGTGAGGTTCTTACTGGTGAGAAGTATCCTTTAGCAAATATTCCTATAAAGGAACGGAATCTTCATGTGAGAACTTTGCAAAGTCTAACCAATGAGGTTTATAATATGTCACTTAAAGGCGGCCGGACTAAATCTGTTCGCAACAGGATTGCAAAACTTGAAAAAGTAATTAAGTTTAAGACTGAATTATTTGAGGAGGCTATGAAACAAAATGAGCGCACTAGCAGGACTAGCGAAGACACTTAAACGTTCTACTATGTTCGATAGGGCTACCCTATCAAGAAACTTTAATGAGAAGTTTCCTATCATCACTCTTGACTTGAACCATCTCGCAAGTAATCTTTTGCATGATGATCAAGATATGACGATCAATGATAATCTTGAACGCCAGATTCGAGAGTGTGGTGATAGACAGCAAAAGAGAACAAACGTTAAAGCATATATGACCGATTGGTATATGCAAGACAAGTCCACAGGGTTTAAATGGGTTTGTGATAGTGCAATTGAATTAGCAACAAAGAATAATCCTCATGAGGTGGATATGATTCCTTATGATTGTTGGGGAGCAATCTATCGTGAGGGCGATTATACTATTATGCACAATCATTGGCCTCAGCTTTGGAGTTTCGTTTACTATGTCAATTGTCCATCTGGGTCAGCACCACTAGTGTTTGATAAAGAAGTATCTAAGTATTCCGTAGAACCTAAGACGGGTCTTATGGTCATGTTTCCAGGCTGGGTTAACCATTCTGTTCCTAAACATGAAGGTAAAGAACGAATTATGGTTGCGGGAAACCTAGCATTTAATTCATCCAGAAAACGTTAAACCTATAAATATAACTCCCATGATAAAATATAGAGTTATACAAACTGACATAGGGTGCTTATGTAAGAATCTTTCTTATGATGAAGCCTTTGAAGTTTTGCAACAATTCATCGATTCGGGTAAAGAGAACTGCATCATAGAAGAATATGAGTGGATCGATCCTGAGCATTATCAACGACTTGGGCGTGATCCAGACCTACATTAGTCATTATAAATACTTTAACAGAGGAGTATAGAATGGCTGATATGAATTATATGGGACTAGACGGGTTTGTCTGGTTCATGGGTGTGGTTGAAGATAGGAACGATCCTGAGCAACTTGGTAGGGTTCGTGTTCGATGTCTTGGATTTAACTCGCCAAACCTTTCTTCAATACCAACATCTGACTTACCGTGGGCGCATGTTATGCATCCTACTACTGATCCTTCTATGCATGGTATGGGGAAAACTCCTTCATTCTTAGTGGAGGGTGGATGGGTTGTAGGATTCTTTCGTGATGTGGATAAGCAACAACCTGTTATTATTGGAACTCTACCTGGCGTGCCTGAAACTCAGGGTGGTATTGAATCAGCATACAATAGTGGATTCAATGATCCTAGACATAAAAATTCTAATCAAGTTAATTCTGTTGGTAAAAAACAATATGCAAAAGAAGATGATGATGGTGAGACTTGGAATGCTGGTGAAGCTTCTGGGCCAATTACCAAAGATGGTGTAAACTACGATCCAAAGTATGGTGATAAATCTTACGGACCATATCCATTGGGTGGATTTGTTAATGGTATTGATGATGAGGATGGAGTGTTTAGTAGAGCATCTGGTCATTCTTTTGGAGAGTCTGACACTAACCGACTTGCAAAAGGTAGTGGTCATGGAATGCTATCTGCTAAAGATAGTGCATATACTAAATGGGTTTTAATACCACATTCAGATCAAAAGTTAGATGAAGAAAATCCAATGCACAAAGGGTATGGTGTAGACCCTGCTGAAGATGAATATGTAAATGGTGGCATTGACATATACGGTAACAAAGAACTATTAGATGAAGCACCTCTTGATTCTGCGAGTAGTTATTCTACAATGGCAGGTAAATCTGATGGTCCTAATGTAGCCCCCAGACAAAGTAGTGCCCCTAATCCAATATTCATCTTAGAGAATAGTGATATAAATGATAGAGAATCTCATCCACACCCAGCTGCTGGTGCGCCACAAACAGTTGATGCAAGTCATACTGCTGATGCTATCAATCCTCTATACTATTCTGGTCAGGATGAATACACGGCAGAGAAGTGGAACGAACCAAGGACAACCGATAAGACTAAAGGTGGTACTACTCGATATGCTGCGAAGTATCCTTACAACCATGTCTTTGAATCAGAGAGTGGTCATATTAAAGAGTATGATGATACGCCTGGTTCTGAACGTATTCATGAATGGCATAGGACAGGCACATTCTATGAGATTGATGCTGATGGAACTAAGCACACAAGGGTAGTTGGTAACAACTATGAGGTTATTCATGGCACAGACTTTGTTAATATCAAAGGTGATGTAAATTTAACTATCGAGTCTAATTGTAAGACCTACATCAAGGGCGATTGGAACATACAGGTTGACGGTAATAAGTATGAGACAGTTAAAGGTAATGTTCATGAGACATATGGAACAACACTAGACAGCCATCATCATGTAACACTTGTTCATGGTGAACGAGAAGAAACAGTAACTAAGAATGTTATTCAGACATATGGTACAACCAGAGACAAACACTTTCATACAAGGCTTGTTACGGGTAGCACTAACGATACAGTATTGCGTAATGTGACAGAGACTTATGGAACACTTACATCTCACGGTAGAAGTACTACTATATCTGGAACAGATACTAAGTCTACAGGACTATCCACTAACCTAACAACTGGTACTTCTTATAATGTAACAACTGGTACTTCTTGGAACCTAACAACTGGTACTTCTTGGAATTATACGGTAGGAACTGCTTGGGATGGTACTACAGGAACAACATGGGATCATGAATCTACAGGTATTGTAACCATCGAAGGTGAGAAAATTGAGTTGAACCCATAGGAGTATAAACTATGCCAGGTATATGTAGAGATACAACCGATACCGCTGGAGCTGCATTGATCAAGACGCAGACTAAGGTATTTGCAAATGGAGATGAGGTTATTGTGCATGGTGACACTGTTACTGCTCACCTAGCAGGATTACATGCAGTTCCACCAACTATGATTGCTGGCTCCAAAAATGTTTTTATTGGTGGTATTGCAGTTTGTAATGCTGGTGATCTTGCAACTTGTGGCCATGCGGCAAGCGGTTCATCAAATGTTAATGTGGGTGATTAATTAATAACCCCACAGATTCGTTATAAATAATAAAAACTATTGGAGTAGTAATGGCAATCGTAGAAAAAACACAAAGCTTTAAAGATTTAACTGCTCTACGAGATTCAGAGAGAACAAATAGTTCCCCATTAAACTCCAGACAATATAGTGATTTAGATTTATTTTTTACAAGACGGTCTAGAGATAGTGATGTTAATGTTTTAACAAATGTTCAAGCAATAAAACGTTCTGTAAGAAATCTTGTTTTAACAAACTATTATGAGAAACCTTTTCATCCAGAAATAGGTTCTGGTGTAAGAGGTTTATTATTTGAATTAGCAACACCAATGACTGCTATAGCAATTTCACAATCTATACAAGATGTTATTGCAAACTATGAACCTAGAGCATCTATTAATTTTGTAACTGTAGATGAATCATTAGATGACAACTCATATGATGTAACTATAAACTTTACCGTTATTAATGGGCCACCAGAAACGGTTGACTTATCACTAACAATGGAGGTCTTACGATAATGGCTAATAATCAAAAACTTGAGATTACAGGATTTGACTTTGATACTATAAAAGATAATCTAAAAACTTTTATGAAGAATCAAGACCAGTTTCTTGATTATGATTTTGAAGGTTCTGGTATCAGTTCATTATTAGATGTGTTAGCATATAATACTCACTACCTTGGATTTCACGCAAATATGCTTGCTAATGAAATGTTCATTGATAGTGCATCTTTGCGGTCTAGTGTTGTTTCTCATGCAAAGACTTTAGGGTATGAGGTTAAATCAGCTAAAGCTCCACGAGCAGTTATAAATGTTACTTTGAATGATACAGCCTTATCTACAGCTACTATGAATACTGGTCATGCTTTTACCACTACAATAGATAATATCGAATATAAATTTGTAACTATTTCAGATTTTAGTGCAACTCAAACAGGTCAAGGAATTTTCTTTTTTGATGTTCCCATATATGAGGGAACTTTAGTATCAACAAGATATACAGTTGATAGTTCAGATGTTAATCAACGTTTCTTATTAACGGATAATAAGGCAGATACCACAACCTTAAATGTAAAGGTTCAAAATTCTTTGGCTGAAGAAATTATCGTAACTTATACTAAGGCTACTGATATTACTCAGTTAACTGGAAATAGTCCAGTGTATTTTTTACAGGAAGTTGAAGATGAATTATTTGAAGTGTATTTTGGAGATGGTGTTGTAAGTAAAGCTTTACTTGATGGTAATATTATTACACTATCTTATGTTGTTAGTAATATTACCGAAGCAAACGGTGCATTTTCGTTTACTAACACAACTGCAATCAATTCAGTTGTAGATGTTACAACTTCTACTTCTAAAATAGCTACTGGTGGAACTGCGGCAGAAACAATTCAATCTATCAAGCTTTCAGCTCCGCTTAACTATTCAGCTCAAGGAAGATGTGTCACCGAAAATGATTATAAAGTTTTTGCTCAAAAATATTATCCACAAGCAAAATCAATACAAGTGTTTGGGGGAGAGAATGGTTCATTTGATCCTAGTCTTGGGGTAGTTGCAACAGCAGACTATGGAAGAGTTTTTATATCTATTACAAATAATAATGGAACAAATCTAACTACTTCTGAAAAATCAACTTTAGTTTCTGATCTTTCTCCATTTACAGTTGCTTCAGTAACTCCAATTATTGTTGATCCAGATTATCTCTATGTTATATTAACTGTAGATTTTAGATTCAATTCTTCTGCAACAACAAAAACAAAAGATACACTTATAGATCAAGTTCGTACTTCAATTACATCTTATAATAATACAGAATTAGTAAAGTTTAATGCTGTAATTCGACATTCTAAATTATTACAACAAATTGATAATACAGACGATTCAATTCTTAGTACTAACGCCGTACCAAGACTTCAAAAATACTTTACGCCAAAATTACGTGAAAGTTCATCATATAATCTATATTATAACAATTCACTTTATAATCCTCATAGTGGACATAATGCTATGCTAGGAGGAATTTTAAATTCTACCGGCTTTACGGTAAGTGGAATTACCAATGAGCAATTTATAGATGACGATGGACTTGGTAATCTTAGGATATATTATTTAACAGGAAACACTCGAAACTATACCAATGAAACTGCTGGAACAATTAATTATGATACTGGTGCAGTTTCATTAAAATCAATCAATTTTGTTACAATTTCAAATGTTGATGGTTTTGTATCTACTAGAATAAGAATTATTGTTGTTCCAAAATCTTATGATATTGTTGCAGTTAGAAATCAGATTATTGAAATTGATTTAGTAAATACAATTATTACAGGTTCCGTTGATAGTATTACATCAAGTGACTCAAGCGGTGCTATATCTTTTAATCCTACTGGCTCAAACGTAACATCATCAGGAACGAGTTATTAAAAATGGCACCATTTGATTCTGAATTAACTACAAAGATATCTCCTCTAATAGATGGACAAGTTCCTGATTTTATTCAGGCGGATCATCCTGTATTTGTTGAGTTTCTAAAAGCGTATTATCAATTTTTAGAATCTGCTGAGATGACTATAAGTGGTACAGTTGATCAGATTTTACTTGAAACTGTAAGTGCAAGCTATCTAGTTTTAGACGGCACAAATTTATCAGGGTCTAATAATGAAGATAGGATTGTATTTGAGATAGGTAGTGGAGGAACTGGTAAGTTTGATCCTGGTGAAACTATAACAGGTAGTATTTCAAAAGCAACATCAATTATTTTAGTTGATGATGATGAAAGAATATTCATCAAAGCAAATACACGATTTGTAGTTGGAGAAATTATAACAGGAAGTACTAGCGGTGCAGTCTCTACTATAATAAAATATAGAGCAAACCCTGTACAGACTATACAGCAGTTATTAGATTATGCTAATCCTGATAATACAGTAGATCATTTCTTTACTGCATTTAGAGATTCTTTTATGGAATCTATTCCCGAAAATCTTGCAGATGGAGTATCAAAACGTTTACTAATAAAACAAATAAGAGATTTATATTCTGCAAAAGGTACATCTGAAGGTCATAAATTATTCTTTAGAATGTTATTAGGAGAAGAAGCAAATATAACCTATCCACAAAAATATATGATGAGATTAAGTGATGGGAAATGGAACTTACCTACTATTATTCGGTGTACAGCTGATACAGCTGGAACAAATCCTAATAATATTATTGGACAATCGATTACTGGTGCTTCATCTAAAACTATAGCTCAAATTATAAGTATTAATGCATTTAACCAAGGGACTGATTCTATTGTTGAATTTGGTTTAAGGGATGATTCTA